TTTGCAGAGAATTTTTAATAGCATCAATAAAGCATCAAAAGGCATAAGGTTCAGAAGACCGAGTGCTACAAACGGCGGAGCGGTGGGAACAATTTGGACAGTCCTTTTTATATGACATTGTCTCCAAAACCGTTCTTGAGGGTTCGAGTCCTTCTACCCCTGCCAAATAAGAACGATTATTTTGATAGAATAATCGTTCTTTTCTTTTTGCCTTATATCAAGGCTTTTTTATCATTTTAATTCAATATTACACTCAAAACAAATACCATCTTGGAGTAAAAATCCTTGATGGTATTATTTTTTTACCTCTAATCGTTAATTTTTAGGGTATTCGTTAATCTTATGGGGTAATCGTTAAAAATGCAAAAAAAGAAGCCATTTTCGGCTTCTCATTTCATGTACTTCATTGTTTGTATCAAATGTTCTTTCTTTTCAGGGGTTAAGCAAGACCAATCTTCATAAAAAGATTTCAGTTCCGGGGTCATCACTACTACATCATCATCTGCAAAAAATTCTGCAAGTGAAATGTGCATTGTTTCGCATATTGATTGAAGCGTTGCTATAGTCGGAACTGTCCCGCGATGAAAAATATTTGACAGAGTGGATTCTGGAATCTTGCTTTCTTGCGAAAGTCGATATTTTGTCCACCCATATTTATTTAAAACTGAATTCAATCTTTCAATAACATCCACTTTATCACCATCTTTCTTGACATAATTATACTACTCAATTTGGAACTTTTGCAGACTGTAAGTGTAGTAGTAAATACTACTATTGATAATTATGCTCACTTATGGTAAAATAATGTTAGATTTATTTTACGGAGGAATTACAATGAATGTTATTGTTTGCGTTGATGATTCGTTAGGGATGCTTTTCAATAACCGCCGTCAAAGTAGAGATAGCGTGTTGATAGACCGAGTCATCGATATGTGTGATAAATCCCGGCTTTGGATTGGCGAGTTTTCTCGCTCCCTGTTTTCAACTTTCGATTGCCCAATTATGATTATTAACGATAATTTCCTAAATGATGCTGTTGCTGGTGATTATTGTTTTGTTGAGAATGTACATCTTACACCTTTTATTGACAAAATCGAAAAGCTGATAGTGTTTAAGTGGAACAGAAGCTATCCATCTGATTTTTGCCTTGATATTGACCTTTCAAAATGGTCCCTTATTTCTTCAAATGATTTCAAAGGAAGCTCACACGAGGAAATAACAATGGAGGTGTATAAGAGATGAAAAAAGTTCTCCTATGGGGTTTAGCCATCATACTCGCTTTGGGGTTAGTAGGCGGCTTAATGGATTTCGATACTGACACCCCCATTTCAATCAACGATGAAATTGTATCAACCGAAACAACGGTTGATAACGACCTTTCTGAAACACCAAATCAAGAGCCTGCTACCGAAAAAGAGGTAGTTGAAGAAAAGCAACCCACGAATTCAATTCCAGAAGCCAAAGCTCCTGTAATCGATTTAAACACTATCCCGACTTATTCAGGAAAAGCGTATGTTGCAGTTAATAACAATATTCCATATTTTACAGAAGCCGAGCATACCACTACTTCTTTTGAAAAGTATAGCCGCCTTGATTCTCTCGGCAGATGCGGAGTTGCATTTGCAAATATCGGTGTAGATATTATGCCTACTGAAGAACGTGGCAGCATTGGTTCGGTTAAGCCTTCGGGGTGGCACACAATCAAATATGAAAATGTTGATGGCAAATACCTTTATAACCGCTGCCACCTTATAGGTTTTCAGCTTTCAGGCGAAAATGCAAACGAGCAAAATTTAATCACAGGCACACGCTATATGAATGTCAATGGTATGCTTCCTTTCGAGAATATGGTTGCTGACTATGTTAAAGAAACAAGAAACCATGTGCTTTATCGTGTAACCCCGATTTTTGAAGGAAATAACCTTTTAGCAACGGGTGTGCTTATGGAAGCTCTATCGATGGAAGATAATGGCGATGGCATTTGTTTTAATGTTTTCTGTTACAACGAGCAGCCGGGCATTATTATTGACCATTCAAACGGTGATAGCAAAGCCGAGGACGGCTCTGCACCATACGGCAGTTCGGCAGTTGTTACGACACCTAAAGAAACAACCACGCAGAGTTCAAACGAGCCTACAACATCTTATATCGCAAACAAAAACACAAAGAAGTTTCACTATCCATCTTGCCGCTCGGTCGACCAAATGAAGGAAAAGAATAAAAAATATTTAAACTGTACTCGTGACGAAGCAATTTCACAAGGTTATAGCCCGTGCGGGAATTGCTCGCCTTGAACGAAAAGTTTGTAAAAATGACGAAATGTGTAAAAACACATTGAAACCCTCTTGAAATTGTGATATAATATTTAAAAACTTTTGTGAGGTAATTTTCAATGAGTGAAAACAAAGGTGTTATATACATACTTACCAATCCTTCTTTTCCCGAATATGTAAAAATCGGTTATGCGGATGACATAGAAAAGAGACTTCAGCAACTAAATCGTAGCGAGTGCATACCTTTTGCTTTTAGAGTTTATGCAACTTATGAAGTGAACTCCAGACTTTCGGATATTAAAATTCATACAATAATTGATAAATTAAATCCTAATTTGAGGTCTGTTGAGAGCTTCAACGGGAAACAGCGTGTTCGTGAGTTTTATGCTATGTCCCCGGAGGATGCATATTCTATATTGGAAGCAATCGCAGAAATACATGGATGCTCCGATAATTTGAAACTTGTTTCACCCAGTGAAGATGAAAAAGTTGCTGAAAAAATAGCTCAAGAAATTGACACCGAAAGCCATGAAAGAGCTGCAAACTTTTCTTTTACAAAATGTCAAATAGCGGTTGGAGAAACCATCGAATATGGTGAAAATCCCGAAATAACGGCTATTGTTGTTGATGATAGAAATGTAAAATACAACGATGAAGTTATGTCCTTAACAGCACTTGCTAAACTTTTAACTGGAATTAAATATTCTATTGCGGGACCTCGCTATTTTAAATATAAGGGCGAATGGCTCAACGATATAAGAAATCGTCTTGAAGTTTGATATAAGCGGTTGCGATGGTGTTACACCATAAGTTTGCAAAATAAAAGATACGCACTCACATTGAATTGTCTTGAGTGCGTATCTTTTTATTCGTGAAGATATATTTTAATGTTAATTTTCAGCCAAGAGCCTTTCATTTCTTTATCAGTTATTTTACCAAAAAGTAATTTGCCTGCATCCATAAGACGAGAAAAAATCACATTATCTTCTCTTGGAACATACCCAATCTTGACTCCATCAGTATTTTTTATAACAATAGCTTTTGGGTCATATTTATTATCCGGTTCACGAAAGAAATCAAGCCTATCATCAGTGTTCAGGTATGGCTCAAGTTCCTCAATGCCCTCAATAAAAGATGTGCCTGCTACATGGCTGTCAAATAAAAATATATCCTTTTCAAAAGGCTTCGGAATAGTAAGACCGCCACCTTTGCCGTGTAGTAAACTTACAAGACCGCCACCATCTGTTTTTATTATATCATTACCCATATAATCACCTTAACATTTCCTTGAGTTTTGCCGCATAAATATCATATGCTTCTTTCAACTCTTTTATGGTTTCTTCAAGTTCCTCTTTTTTCTTTGCAATTTGTTCCGGGTCATCCACAAGTTCTTTCATAGTATATGGATATTCCGACTTGATTTCTGTAATCTGTTCACGGATAAGCTCAATAGTTTTTGATAACCTTTCTTTTTCTTTTGCAAGAATAGTTAGTCCATTTTCACTCTTTTCAGGAATAACAGGTTCTGCAACCATTTCACTGATTATGCGTAAACTGTTTAGGTCTCCGTTTTCATATGCATGAACAGCGTTTTGGAACAGCTGAATTTGTGCTGGCGTAATGTCCGGGTGTAAATCAGGATGCAGTGCCTTGACAATATTTCTGTAGGTCTTTTTAATCTCTTTCGTTTCTTCATCAGTCAAAGGTCGACCCTTGCTGTGGTCAAGCGCCTGATTCATTTTATTTATCTGTTCATCAAGCTGACGCTGATATTCCTCAAATTCTTCATCGAGGATTTTCTCAATGGCAGAAATAACAACCTTTTCCTGCCTGTTTTTCTTTGCCTGAACAAGGTCTATTTTTCTCTTCAATCGTAAGAACTCACAATGTAACTCAAACGCCTTATATTCAAGGCTTCCAAGAGCCAACATATACGCTGTTTCAATATTCTTGCAGACAACAAGGCGAAGTTCGTCTCGTTCAAGCAAAAGCATAGAAATTTCCGTTCTCAATTTTTCAACTTCAGCCTTTAAAGTAACAAATTCAGGAAAAACAATTATTGTGGTTGTTCTCTCATCGGTGCCATTCTCATTATTACTTGTTTCTTCATCGTCAACAAAAGCGTGATATTCTGCTGCTCGTATTGACAGCCTTTTCTTTATTTCCTCGTGTGACATTCTTGGAGCATTTTCGTCTGGCATAAATGTAAGTTCGATAAGTCGTGCAAAAGCAGGAATAAATAACGCTCGATTTTCTGCATCAAGAAGATTACCATAACTCCAATGTGTTATACTTCGCCATATAGAAAATATTGCAGAACCTATAAGGATTTCATCGGTGGTTTTCTTCAAAGCCCCTTTAAATGATACCGCATCCGAAAAAGGATTGATGTCAGGAAACTCAGCCTTAAAGGATTCACCGCAATCCATTATAAATCCAAGTTTCGTGCATTCTTCAGCGAAACTATTATCAACGTCATATTCTTTTGTTGTATCGCTCCTATATAAATCATAATATTTTTGAGCAAACTCATATATTTCTTTCTTTGTAGCCAATAAGCTCACCACCTATATTGTTTTTTTATTCTGTCCCTGTCATAATTGGTAATTGTTTAGACAGAAGCATTTCATTGCATTCGGTCACACTTTGTTTATAACAATGCTCTAAAAAGAACTTATACATTAGATGTGAGTGGCTTTGTGCTAACCGAAGTGTATAGCCGGATTTCTCTATCAAAGCATAACTTAATTCTGGCGGCAAACTCATCCCTATACACATTGCTACAACACTATCAATATCTTTTGGATAATCAGGATTATTTCTCATTCTCTGTATTGTTTTCGCTGAAAGCAGCGATTTTTCGGCAAGGTCTTCAACAGTAATTTCAATCCAAGACATTAAATATACTAATGCATCCCCAAATTTTGCAGGTAGTTCCTGTAGTGCCTTTTGGATTTCAATTTCTCTGCCGAGAATAGCATCTGCATTATCAGAAACACTGCTATTAGCTTCTTTTGAAAATACAGTGACAAATTCAATTCCTGAATCAGCGTCCCTGAAAAGAACACATTCTTTATAAAACTCCTCACCATATTTGTTTTTTGCTTTGATTTTAAGTGAAAACGCAAGGCAGCATTCGTCTATATGCAAACGTGCATATTCGGTCATTTGAACTGCCCCATCATCATTCACAACAATGTATTTTTTATCATTCAGGCAAAAATGCGAGTCAACATAAATATATGCACCTTTTTTTGATTGCTCCGCAAAACGCATATCACTAAATGAAATGATAGCGGCATCGGAAGAATCAATACAGTACGTTTGGTCTTTTTGTAGACTACCTTTCTTAAAAGCATGTGGCTTTACATATTTGCCATCAATATATGTGAAAGTGCCAATCGCCTCTTCGTAACCCGCATCAATCATTCGTAGTTTTGCTGCTTGGCGTGATACACAGAAAAAATTTGCCAAAGCATCTATTACTGGCTCCATAACATCAATAGAATTAGATACATTGAGTTCTCTTTGGAACTGTCTTGTATATTCGATGGCTTTCTGCTTAAAAGTGCCTATTGGCATTTGAATTCTTGGAGCAAGAGTGTTCGCTTGCCATTCCATCCAATCCGTTGCACTTCTTGATGATGTAACCTTTGTTCCGCCTATAACTAAACATCTGATTTGAGAAGCGTTGCTATTGTATAACCTTTCTAATTCAAAAGCTTTTCTGTGCTTATCCCAATGAACACACTCGTGAACAATCGTATTATTAACCGAACCGAGAGTTCTCATATGAAACGCTTTTGGGTCAACCATTATGGTTTTTGCCGGAAATCTTTTGATTTCCATATTGTCCGTTTTTGCGTTATATATTTCGGCATCACAGTCGGCAAAAAAGATTTGACCGAAAACAGATAAATCTTTTGTCATTTCTTGGATTACTATATTAAGTCCAAGGCGTTTAACTAACAGAGACGTGTCTATTGCCATAGGTGTTTTTAATGCTTCGGGATAATGTCTCAACAAAAAATCTGTGGCAATTTTATCAAGGTCATCTTTATAACTAATAGGAACAAGGGAATCTGATAAAGGTTTATTGTGTTTGCTTTTTTGATTATAAGGTTCTATTTTCAAAACCTTCATATCATTCAAATCTTTAGAAAGGTCTGCTTCGCAAGATAGCATAAACCACGGATAACAAGTATCCTCTTTAGAATCGTATCTTGCATATTCTTTTATATCAACCTCTGCTTCAATTACTGCATCAAAAGCAATTCTCATACCATCCCTGTCATCAATCCCAACAGTTTTTACTTTGATGTCAGATAACTCGGCAAAATCAACCTCACTGACCACTCGGGAGTAAAACTCAAGCTTACCACGATGTTCAATCACATATGGTTTTATAACGCTAAAAAAATCATTATAAAATCTCTCGTTTATGTACTCTTTGAAAGAGCGATCAGGCATAAAATTCCCTCCTTATAAGTCGGTCAATGGTTCTATGTTTACTTTTCGTAGAAATTCGTTACATTCATATACTGAAGATTCATAATACAGGTAAAGTAAAATCATATATATTTTTTCGGCAGCATTATTATATCTTGGAGTAAGTCCTGCAAGAGTTAAAAGTTGATTGCTATATCTTGGATACAGATGCATAGCAATACATATCGCAACTACTTTTTTGAAAGACGGACGATAATTAACATTATTTCTCATTCGTCTTATGGTTCTATCATCAATTCCCGTTTTTTCTGCAAGTTCTGGAATTTTAATTTTGTTTTCCTTCATCAAATATGTCAATGCATTTGCAAAATTATCAGTGGGAGGTTCTTGACCACCATACATCATTTTTATAAATTCTTTTTTTGATAATTCCGATAAAGGAATTCGAGTATTACTTCCGAAGAATAAATTAGGAGTGAAATCACCTTCGTTGCTTGATTGCTCCTCTAAAATACCACTATGTGATAATTCGTACCAAAAAGCAATAGCGTCGTCAGAATACATACTTTTTATAAAGCGAATAAGATTAGTATCGTATTTTGAAGCATCAAGTCTTTCTTTCAGCAATGAAGCATAGTGCCGAGCTGAATCATCAACGGATTGTTTGTATCCCAAATATAAACTTGCCATTCCAAGATTTTCCATAAAATATTCCTCGTCTAATAAAAATTCAGCAATAGCGTCTGTGCTGTTTAGTTTTGAATATACACTCCGAATTAACAAACGGCGTTGACGCTCGAAATTGTCATTATTCTTTTGCATCGGCATTTACTTCACCTCCTTGATTTACAATTCTAACCTCTTTATATCAAATTTTTTATTATTGATATAATTCAAGAACATTTCTTTTGCAGGGAGCAATCTAATTTGAATGTCTTGCAACCCGAGCTTTTGCAGCATAGGAAGAGTTGCACATCCTTTGGATATGATGTTTTCTTCTGCCGTGGGCATAAGAAAACAATTTTTTACAATTGCTATATTATGATTTTCCAAAAAGTCTCTGTAAGCCATTTCATACAGATATTGTTTGGTAATAGATTCTATGCCCGGCTGTCCTCGAAGAGCCTTTTCTTTTTCAAGTTGCAAATTATAGTATTTTGCATCGAAAATAATAAACTGAAATTGCTCGTTTTCACACACAATGGAAATTAAATCAGGAACTAAAGTATCTTGAGCCTCTTTGGTAAATTCTTCTCCCGTAGGAGTTGAACTATTCCACAGAGGCTTTTCAATTAGTTCGATAAGTTTCACATCTCTTTTTTCTTTGTATGTACCAGACAAAGAGATGGGCAATGCACCTAATGGCTTCTGTAGTTGGTTGTCCATAACATCTGCACAAACTTTTTCCCACACCAAATTAAAACTGTTTGTGCCAAACATACTGAAGCAGTCCAAGTCATCAAGAGCACTGCTATTCGCTATATATGCATACAATGTTTTCAACAACAGTTGTTTTCTGGTATTGAACTGAATGTTAAGCTCCTTGTTTATGCGGTCAAGAATATAATCTTTTTCACCAAAATCATCTATCTCTTCATCGGAAACATCAACACCTGCTATGTCAAACAAATCCAACAAATCCGCATTTTTTAATTCTGTAGTACAGCGGGTAAGTATACACTCATGCAATCGTTTAAAATAATCAAAGTCATCATTTACACGATGTAAAGTCAAAAGCTCTGGATAATATGGCCGATTGTTGCTTAATAGCGTAAATGTTTCGTTTATGGTTTTGTCCCATAATATTTCTCCTGCGCCATTGGATTCAATTATGTCTTGGGTGTTTGTATATGCTCCGTAATCGTAATAATCCTGAAGTAAAAACAACATCACCGCAAGCATATTAAATGCACTGCTGTCACTTGTTTCGTTATACATACGAATAATCTGCTCTTTAGCATTATATTTTTCCAAGACCTTTAGAATTTGTTTCAATTCAGTTTTTGGAGATGTTGCTTTCATTAGATATTTAGGATAGCATTTTAACACACGTCCCTCAATAGTTAAAACTCCAACGAAAGTGAATACATACATATATTCGTTTTCGCCAATTTCAACATCTGCAATTTCAACATATTCATCAACTAAATCAGTTAAATCTCTTTGTGTATCGGAAGCACTAACTGCCTTGAGAACTCCGTATTCTTTTAATCGCTTTAATATGTGTACAGTTTTTTCTTCAGAACACGCAAACGCCTTCACTAACTCACTTTGAGTATATCGCTGTTGTTCTCTTAAAAACACAGATATCATTTATCCTCATCCTCTGGTCTTATAGTAAATTTATCTGCAATATTATCGCAGAAAATACGTACACCTTTTTCTTCAAATGCATTGCATATTTTTGAATACTGATTTCTTGCTTCTTCTTCGCATCCAGAAAACAAAGACTGCCTTTTCTGCTTTGCAGCATCATCAAACAAATACATAATAACTTTGTTTTTGAAAATACGAATGAACGAAGAGACGTCAATATCTTGTCCTTCGGGAAGATTCTTCTTTGCTATAAAATAAGGTCCCATTAACTTATCCTCATTTACCTTATATTTTAGCAATTCGCTATTTATGGCTTTGCGTAGCTCGTTCCATTCAATGACTCTGCGGTCTTGACCTTTGCCAAGTATAACCTTTTTTCCTTTAATTCCAGCTTCGCTATCATCAATTCCAAGATATGTAAAGTCCCATCTACGCTTAAACGCAGTATCCATCGGGAAAACTCCCTGATCAGCACTGTTCATTGTAGCCCATATAAACATATTATCGGGGATTCTTATTTCGGAATAAGAATCTGGGTCGCCACCAAGTTCTTTTGCAAGATATTTTCTAATATCTTCTGAAGCTTGAATTGGGTATTCACTAACTTCGTCATCACCACGGTCAAGAAGCTGAAAAACATCACCGAACACTGCTGCAACATTAGCTCGATTTATTTCTTCAATAACAAGGAGATGTGGCTTTGGTGAATCTGTTCGGCTGTTTTTTAATGCTTTCACATAGGTTCGCATAAATGGACCGGGAACATACGAATATGTGATTGCATCTCCATCATTAATTTTACAAGGAACAGGTTTGTATGTGCCTACAAAATTTGCATATGAATAATCAGGATGGAAAGTAACCCTCTCATACTCACCACCTTCAGAAAGAAGTAGCTCTCTTTCTTGATTCAATGTATAACTTTTTCCTGTACCGGGTGCTCCAAAAAGTATACGATTCCGAGGAAAATTGCTTTGATATCCCGTTTTAAATACAATTTCACTTTCTACGAGTACATTTTTTGTGTCTGCTGCTTCAACATAGTTATCCCAAAAGACTTTATTAAATACAACATTCGAGATGCCGCACCTATCAGCAAACAGCTTAATCTGTCCCATTCGTACAAGAGCATATTTTTCCTTTGAGATTCCGAGTGCGTCTAATACAGTCCTTTGAGCATAATCACTGTAGTCAGGGGCAAAATAATTCGGAAATAGCATTTGATAATACTTTAAAAACCATGCTCTATCAATATCACCTTCGGTGACATCTCTTAAGATTGCATAAAGTCTTTTATAGTCGTCAATTGTGGAAATTTCACCAAATTCACCAATCGCTTTAGCACCAGCAACAAGTCTGTCTCTTATGTTTGTGCCGATTTCGATAGCTTCTTCGAGCGTATATTTTTCAGGATTATGATGTGAGCCTCCAGTCCATTTTCCGTCAGAAGCAAAATACAAACCATATTTGTATGAGCTACCGCCCTTAATACTTCCAAAGTATTCACGGTACTCTGTGCTAAACTCTAAAATCCTGCATAGATTATCTGCGTTTTTATCGTTGAGAAAAATGTTTGTTAAAACATCTTCGCCAGATAATTCAATCAATTTGTCGGGCGAAAACTTTTCTTCAAATGCCTTAAGAAGTTTACCAGCTTCTTCATCGAAATCCGGGTATTCCTTTGATTTAGAAGCAAACCATTCTACTGTAAATTCTCCATTTGAAGAAACAAACATATCTTCGTCTGATTTGCGAGTCAAAATATAGAACTTGTCGAGTGGTTCGTCTGAGAGAAGAAAACACATATGAATGTTTGAACCAGAGTAGAGGGTTTGAATTTGTCCAGCAGCTTTTAGGTCTGCTGCTGATTTTTTAATTACGTTATTAAAAAGAATCGACTTAAAATCAGTAACATAATTCATTTTAACATAAAACTCTGCTTGATTGTCTTCTACAAAACTTTGATTGTATTCAATATTGACCTTATTACCATTATCAAACCACTGACTCTTGTAATTCTTTAAATTAAATTCTTCAACAAAGATATTGATAATTTCTTCATTAGTACATTCTTTGTCAAAGCCATGCCTTCTCAAGAAAAAAACTGCACACGAGAGTAAATCAATCTTTGTTTTTATGTAAATATCAAAGAATGTGGACACCCAATCTCTTGCAAAAATGATATAACTGGGTTTCGCTGCTTCAAATGAATCTTTAGGTTCTTTGTCAAAAACCATACTTAATTGTCTACGCAATCGTTCGCCATCGACTGTATAGCTAACATTTTCCTCAATATTTTCTGACAAACAATTCAAAATACAAAACAATCCCCCCACTTTTGGGTCAAGATTTTCAATATTTTTGTTAGCTTGTGCTATTGTTTCTGCGGTAAAGAAATACATTATTTACCCTCCAATTCAAGTTTTTTTATTATACATTTTACTATTTCAGTTAATACGGGAACTGAAACCGAATTACCAAATTGTTTGTAAGCCTGTGCTGCGGAAACGGGTATCTTAAAGTCGTCTGGAAAACCTTGTAATCTTGCCGATTCACGAACTGATAATTTCCTTTTGATATCCCAAAGTTTTGGTGTACGATTAGCAATAATTGTTGAAGCATATGAGTCTAAACATGAGTAAAAAGCTTCCTGAATTTGTGTTTTCGCAGGGTCGCCAACATGAAAACGCAAACTACCATCAGGCTTTTGAAATGAATACACACCATATTTACCTTTTTTTGTATTTGGTGCGTATTTAGAATTGTCATGTTTTACCCTAACTTCTTGTTCGTGCTCAAAATGATATTTAATACGTTCCAGTTCAAACTCTGGAAGAACTAAAGAAGGGTCGTCGTTATCCAAATCGATAATATCTCTAAGTACAACTCCCTTTTGTGTGCCTGTTGGGAACTTGAAGTCGACCTTCTTTTTAAATCCAACGCAATACCAACGTTCTCTTTTCTGAGGAAGTCCGAAATCTAAAGAACAGAGAACACTTTCGTGAATATCGTAGCCAAGTTCATCTGTCAAGATGCGTCGAATAGTCTCTATAGTTTTTCCGTTTTCATGAGAAACAATTCCTTTTACATTTTCCAAGAAAAATGCTTGTGGCTGTCTATTTTTCAGTATTTCACACACATCAAAAAACAACGTGCCTTTTGTTTGGTCTTTAAAACCTAACTTTTGTCCAGAATAACTGAATGGTTGACATGGAAAGCCTGCACAAAGCACATCAAAATTTTTTGGAATCAAAGCCTTCGTTTCAGGTTTAGTAATATCGCCAAATGGCACTTCACCATAGTTTTCAAAGTATGTTTGTTTTGCTGCATCATCCCATTCAGATGAGAAAACACATTTCCCACCAAGATTCTGCATAGCTAAACGAAAACCACCGATTCCAGCAAACAAATCAATAAAGGTAAACATCGATTCTTTATTAGCGTGAAAAGGAATACCAAACTTTTTATTAAAACTATCTGTTGATGGTAGTTTTTTAACCTCAATCCCATGCTCTAATAATAATTTTTTGTATTCAGTTGCTTCATTGTTGTCCTGTAATTGAATATAGTGACTAAGCAAAGCATATGATTCATCAAATTGCTGGTCACATAGATATGGCAAAAGTTTTTTATAGTTGGGGTTTTGATTCGTAGATAATATTTTTTCCATGGATGTGTTCCTTTCTTGAACTTCAAATATCCTTTTATTCGATAGCACTTTTTCCGCTTCTAACCCATTCATCTAATTCTGAAGCCTTAAATTTCCATAGCTTACCTATACGATGGGCGGGGATATCTGTTTTCTTTATCCAATTACGAATTGTGTCTTTGGTGACACCAAGATGGTTGGCTGCCTCTTCAATACCAATCCAACTTTCTGTATAATTTTCAACCATTTTTACACACCTCAAGTAAAATTTATAGTTATACATTATTTATTATAACATAGAAATGTGTATTTTTCAAGTATTTCGTATGATTTTGTGGTAATTTGTTGGATTTAATAAAAACAAACATATTTTGATAATTTTATTTTATCACGATAGGTGTCCATAAAACAGTACAGCATACTGAAAATAAAGTGAAAACAAAAAAATTTTAACCTACCGGACAGACTGTGTCCGCCTTAAGAATATCAATAATAACGCCATTTGCCGTGATTTCAGTTTTTCAAAACAACTGTTTTCACGGCATTTTTTTATGCAAAAAAGGACATTGCGTGTCCGTGTGCTTTTTGAAAAGATACTTTATAATTAAATCATAGAAAATAAAATATTCAAAGCCTGATTTGCAATAGGGCCGAGGATACAAATATTGACCTTTACCACATTTGTTGGAAAGCAATATAAGTACCCTTTTCTTGTTGCGTCCATTTCAGGCACAAGGAGTCTGTGGCTTATATTGCACAGGCTTTTTTTGTATCCTTTGCTCATCGCAACTGGCGGAAAGGATACTTATGAAAATAAAATATACCTTTTTAACAGGCGAAGCCACAGAAGTTGAAGTAAACGATGAGATTGGAACTCTTATTCTTGATTCAAGACGTAAAGAAAAAAATCGTGACCGCATGGAAGAAAGACATTGTTATTCAATGGATGCTATCGAATACGAGGGTATGGAATATGCAGACAATTCAACACCAGAAACAGAACTTATCACAAAAATAGATAATCGCATTTTAGCAGATGCTCTTGCACAGCTCACACCCATCCAAGCAGAGCGTCTCTTGAAACTTGCAAGCGGAATGTCGGTGAGAAAAATTGCGGAAAGTGAAGGCAAAGACCACAAGACAGTTCTTGAATCAATCAATGCTGCAAAAAAGAAAATAAAAAAATTTTTATAAACACCCCCCCAAACCCCCTCCTAAATGTCGGTATACCGAAAGGCACACAAAATCAGCCTTTCGGAAAGAAGGTATTACATGAAGCACAACTTACAAATTAGTGTTTCAAAAAAGCCGAAGTATGGTGGCATCGTTAGTTGTCGCAGCATTTCGGTAAGGGAGCGTGTTTTGAGGTTCTTGCTCGGTTCGCCCACCAAGCTCACAATTCTCGTTCCCGGTGACAGCGTAGAACAGCTGTCAATTAACGAAGTTCCGGGAGGTGAAACTTATGAAACTGTATGAAGTGAACCAAGCCATCGAGGACATCTTTGAAAGAATGGTTGACCCGGACACAGGCGAAATCATCGGTGATGATGCTCTTATGGAGGAACTTGCTGCCTTGCAAATGGAACGAGGTTGCATCCTTGAGTATCTTGCAAAGCTGGTGCTTAACAACAAGGCATCTATTGAATCCATTAAGGATGAGGAACGCAGGCTCCGTGACAGACGAGGCACACTTGAACGCAAAACCGAAAAGATTATGGAAATTCTCGACAGAGAATGTGCCGGACAGAAAACTGACTGCGGTGTTGCTACTTTCTGTTACAGAAAGACAGCACGGGTTGAAGTATCAGATCTTGACACAGCGGTTGCTTGGCTTGATGAAAACGGACACAAAGATTGCTATCGCATTCCCGCCCCGGAAATCAGCAAGACAGAGATTAAGCGTTTACTCACAGCCGGAAGCGAAGTCCCCGGTGTGGAATTGGTACAGGATTATTCCTGCAGTTTGAGATAAGGAGGATTTATTAAATGCTGAAAATTACAGATGGAAAAATCAAACGAGCACAGAAGGTGGTGCTATACGGAAGCGAAGGTATCGGTAAAAGTACATTCGCAGCGAGATTTCCGAACCCACTTTTCATAGATACTGAAGGCGGCACTTCACATATGGATGTCCGCAGAATTGAAAAGCCACAGACTTGGGATGAGCTGCTTGCGGTTCTGAACGAGGTTGCTATCACAAAGAACCTCTGTGAATCCCTTGTTATAGACACAGCGGATTGGGCGGAGCAGCTTGCCATTTCCCATATCTGCACAAAGTATAAAAAGACGGGACTTGAGGAGTTCGGCTACGGCAAGGGTTATACATACCTTGCGGAAGAGTTTGTTTCCTTCTTTGAAGTCCTCGACAAAATTATTGCATCGGGTGTGAACGTTGTTGTTACTGCCCATGCGAAGATGAGAAAGTTTGAACAGCCGGATGAGATGGGTGCTTATGACCGTTGGGAAATGAAACTGTCAAAGCAGGTCGCACCGCTGTTTAAGGAATGGTGCGATATGCTCCTCTTCCTGAACTACCAGACATTTGTTGTCGCAACCGAAAATAAATCGGCAAAAGTACAGGGCGGCAAGCGTGTCATTTATTCAAGCCATCACCCCTGTTGGGATGCAAAGAACAGACACGGACTGCCGGAAGTTATGGATTTAGAATACAGCAACATCGCTCATATTTTTGGTGGCGAGGCTGAAATTAAAACAGAAGATGCAACTTCAAAACTGCTTCTTATGCTTTCGGATGAAGGCATCACAGCGGCAGAGTTACAGAAGGTTGTCGGTGAAAAGACAAAGATTGACGCTTCTACTCCTATTACAGAATACAAGCCGGACTTTATCAACGGCTGGATTATGAAGTATTGGGAGCAGATTAAGAACATGATTTTAACAAGCAGAAATGATGAAAACGGAGGTAACGATAATGTATAACGAACAGGCAAATATGTGTATGGATTGGAACGACGCCATTGAAAACGATGGTCAGGAGTTCGTGATTTTAGAAGAGGGCGACTATAACTTTGAGGTTGTGGAGTTTGAGCGTGGCAGATATCCCGGCTCTGCAAAAATCCCCGCTTGTAACAAGGCAGCCCTCACACTTGCGGTTATAACCGAAGATGGCAAAAGAGCCACAGTAAAGTTTGACCTTATTCTTTTCAGAACCCTTGAATGGAAGATTTCGCAATTCTTCCGCTGCATCGGTCAGAAGAAGCACGGAGAAAGACTTGTTATGGACTGGAACAAGGTTCTCGGTTCAAAGGGTCGAGCAAAGTTCAAACCCCGTACTTACACCAATCGTGATGGCGAAGAAAGAGAGACAAACGATGTAGTAACTTTCTATGACTATGACGAGAGCTTCTTCGCAAACGATACCAATTGGACTGAAATTTCGGACGATGATGAACTCCCTTTTAATTAAGGAGGTTGTGAATGATGAAACTCAGACCTTATCAGGCTGAGGCGAAGGATGCAATTCTGCACGAATGGGAAACGGGGCACCAACGGACTTTGTTGGTGCTCCCAACCGGGTGCGGGAAAACTGTTGTATTCGCCAAAGTAGCCGAAGAACAAGTAAATAAAGGTCGGCGAGTTTTGATTATGGCTCACAGAGGTGAGCTTTTAACACAAGCCGCTGACAAACTCAAATTCGCAACAGGACTTGACAGCGTTCTTGAAAAAGCGGAAAGCACATCTCTCGGAAGTTCTCTTCCCGTTACCATCGGTTCGGTGCAGTCTCTTTCACAAGAGAAGCGTCTTGCAAAGTTCCCTCAAGATTACTTTTCTGACATCATTGTTGATGAGGCACATCATTGTTTATCGGACAGTTACCGCAAGGTATTAGACCACTTTTCGGCAGCGAATGTTCTCGGTGTTACAGCAACGCCAGACCGTGGCGATATGAAAAACCTCGGTGAATATTTTGACAGTCGTGCTTATGAATACACAATGACCCGTGCCATCCGTGAAAAATATCTCTGTCCCATAAAGGCACAGATGATTCCGCTTGAACTTGACATCAAAGATGTTTCCATTTCCAGCGGTGATTTTAGTGTTGGTGATATAGGCTTTGCACTTGAGCCTTTTTTGGAGCAGATTGCAAGAGAAATGTCCCATTACTGCGATGGCAGAAAAACTGTTGTATTTTTACCGCTTATATCAACGGCACAGAAGTTTTGCGACATTCTCAAAGCCTATGGAATGAACGCTGTAGAGGTAAACGGAAACAGCGAAAACAGAACAGAAATTTTGCAGGATTTTGAGGATGGCAAATATGACGTGCTTTGCAATTCTATGCTCCTTACAGAAGGTTGGGATTGTCCGTCCGTGGACTGTGTTGTTATCCTTCGTCCTACCAAAATGCGAGGTCTTTATCAGCAGATGGTTGGACGCGGAATGCGACTTCACCCCGGCAAGGAAAACTTGCTCCTTTTAGATTTCTTGTGGCTTACCTCAAGACACGATTTGTGCAGACCATCTGCTCTTATAAGCAAGGACACAGAAATTGCAAACAAGATAAATGAACAGATGAAAGACAGCGAGGATGGCGTTGACCTTATCGAAGCTGAAGAACAAGCCGAGAGAGATATTCTTGCCGAGCGTGAATCGGCACTTGCCAAACAGCTCGCTGAAATGCGGAAACGCAAAAGACAGCTTGTCGACCCGCTTCAATATGCACTCTCAATTGCAGCCGAAGACCTTATTGGCTATGTTCCCACCTTTGCTTGGGAAATGGCACCGCCTTCCGAAAAGCAGTTAGAGTTCCTTGAGAAGCGTGGCATTTTCTCCGAGAGCGTTGAGAATATGGGCAAAGCCTCACTTCTCATTGACAGGCTGAAAAGACGACAAGAAGAAGGTCTTGCAACCCCAAAACAAATCCGCTGCCTTGAGCGTTATGGTTTCAGGCAAGTCGGCACTTGGCTTTTTGAGGATGCAGGCAAAATGATATCAAGACTTGCCATGAACGGATGGCGAGTTCCGCACGGAATAACAGTTCACACATACAGACCATAAGACGGGAGGTTCATAAATGAAAACTATATTAGCAGCACTTGATGCCATAGATGTGGCATCCCTTTCATACCAAGAATGGGTTTCTGTAGGTATGGCACTTCACTCCGAGGGTTTTGACTGCTCGGTTTGGGAGGCTTGGAGCAGAAACGATAAAAGATATCATCCCGGTGAGTGTGAACGAAAGTGGCGCACCTTCAGTTCGGTTGCAATGCCTGTCAAGGCAGGAACAATTGTGCAAATGGCAAAAGAGCGTGGTTGGGTTTACAGAAACGAGGACGGGATTATGGATTGGAACGATACCATTTTAGAAGATGGCGATGGATTCACACCATACATTTCATCACAAACGGAACCGGCAACCGCACAGCTTATAACCTATCTTGAAACCTTATTTGATAAGGACGATTTTGTTGGCTATGTCACAACAGACGTGTGGCAAGACAATGAAGGCAGATGGCTTCCGAAAAAAGGTGTATATAATCGCACCGCCGGAGACCTCCTTGCATCTCTTAAGAAGCATCCAGAGGATTTGGGTGCAACAATCGGTGATTGGAAAAAGGACTGCGGTGCTTGGATTCGTTTCAATCCTGTCGATGGCGAAGGCGTGAAAAACGATAACATTACCAAGTTCAAGTATGCCCTTGTGGAATCAGACTCAATGCCGATTGCCGACCAAGATGCAATGTATCGCAAATTGGAACTTCCGATTGCGTGTTTGGTACATAGCGGTGGCAAGAGCCTCCATGCAATTGTAAAGGTTGATGCCGAAGACTACAACGAGTACAGAAAGCGTGTAGAGTTCCTTTATGACTTTTTGGAAAAGAACGGGGTTGTTGTTGATAAGCAGAACCGCAACCCCTCTCGTCTCTCCCGTATGCCGGGACCAACAAGAAACGGAAATCCGCAGTATTTGGTAGCAACAAATATCGGCAGAAAATCTTGGGTGGACTGGCTTGACTTTGCCGAGGGTGTTTCGGATGAACTGCCGGGACTTGTTTCTCTTAATGATTTCAAAGACAATTTACCGAAGCTCCCGGAAGAGCTTATAAAAGGGGTTCTTCGCTGCGGTCATAAAATGCTTATTTCCGGCTCGTCAAAGGCAGGTAAAAGTTTCTTGCTTATGGAGCTTTGCATTGCTATTGCCGAAGGAAAACCGTGGCTCGGATTTCCTTGTAAAAAAGGCAGAGTTTTGTATGTAAATCTTGAGATAGACCCTGCCTCTTGCATTATGCGTTTTATGAAGATTTACGATGCACTCGGTGTCAAAAAGCAGAATATGGAAAACATCGTAATTTGGAATCTCCGTGGTCACGCAGTTCCTCTCGACAAACTTGTGCCGAAGCTCATCCGCAGAGTACGAGACCAGCACTACGATGCAATTATTGTTGACCCTATTTACAAGGTTATTACCGGGGATGAAAACAATGCTTCTGATATGGCTTCATTCTGCAATCAGTTCGACAAGATTTGTACCGAGACAGGCTGTGCAACAATTTATTGTCACCATCATTCAAAGGGCGCTCAAGGTGCAAAAAAAGCAATGGACAGAGCAAGCGGTTCTGGTGTATTCGCACGAGACCCGGATGCCCAGCTTGATATGATTCAGCTTGAACTTTCGGAAAATCAGATGAACACCCTTCGTGATGGAAACTCGACAGCGTGGCGTTTGGAATGCAGCCTTCGAGAGTTTGAGAATTTCAAGCCTGTTAACTTTTGGTTTGAATATCCCATTCACCGAATAGATACGCAGGGCAATCTTGATACAGCATATACGGAAGGCAGCATTGAAGCTGCACGTGCAAAAAACAAGAAATGCACAACCCTTGAAGAACGCAGAGATTCACTTGACACAGCTTTTCAAGCCTGTTCTTTTATGCACCCTGTAACTGTAACGGCAATGGCTGAATATTTAGGAGTTACAGAACGCTGTATAAGGGACAGACTCAAGGAAGCAAAAGACATTTATTGGACGAAAAACGGAACTGTCGGAAAGCACGAAACCCTATAGAAACGGAAAACTGTAAAAACGCAGTTTTCTTCCGTGAACGGAAAACCTATTGTATATAGTCACTTCCGTTCCGTGCGTTCTCGTGTGTGGGAAAGGCTGAAAGCCTGCCTTTCCACACAGCGTAACGAAGAGTCAAGGCTTTTCCGACAGACAGGAGGAAATTATGGAATTTTTTATATCAATGAATCCACCTACTGCGACAGCACAAGAAAAGCAAGTCAGGGTGGTTAAAAATAAACCGATATTCTATGACCCGCCTGCGGTTAAGGAAGCAAAGAATGCCCTTCTTGCTCACCTTGCAGTACATAAACCGCAAAAACCGATGACGGGTGCAATCACGCTCCGGGCATTATGGCTGTTTCCAAAAGGTAAAAACCATAAAAACGGAGAGTGGCGAATTACAAGACCCGATACAGATAACCTTCAAAAACTCCTCAAGGACTGTATGACAGCTTGTGGGTTCTGGAAGGACGATGCACAGGTAGTTCGTGAGATTGCTGAAAAGCGATGGTCGGATGAGCCTTGCGGCATTTATATCGAGGTCAGCGAAATGGAGGGATAAAAATATATGACATATTTCGGTAAGAACGGTGAAGGTTACCCCGACCCCACAGCAAGTGCTGCAATCGGAAATATTCGCTCGGAGGAAAAAAGAAAGAAGCGTCACGAAAGACGGAAAGCAATACGGAAGGAAAATCGTGAGAAGCGTAAACAAGCTGAAAGGATGAAGGCAAATGACAAGTAATATGGACTGTTATGAAAACTTGGCTCAAGCCATTATTCTGCAAGCGGTGAAAGATTACAGGCGAACGGAATGCAGCAGTACGAAGGCACATATAATTCGATTTTTTCGTTCAGATTGGTTTAAGGTACTGACCAATTTGAACTGCGAAGTCCTTATATCAAAGTTGAAGGAGGAAAAAAGCAGATGAACGCAAAGGAATACTTATCACAAGCAAAATACCTTGATATGCGTATAAACTCAAAACTTGAGCAGTTGGAATCCTTAAATCTCCTTGCTACAAAAGCAACATCTGTTTTAACGGGAATGCCACATTCACCGAGTAAAAGCATATCTCCAATGGCTGATGCAGTCGTTAAGATTATAGCTTTGCAGGAAGAAATAAATCAGGACATTGACGACTTGGTGGATACAAAGCAGAAAATAACAAAGACAATAAAGGGCATCCAAAATGTGGAGTTTCAAACCATCTTGGAAAAGCGGTATTTATGTTTCTTTTCTTGGGAGCAGATTGCAGCAACAATGAACTATGACATAAGGTGGCTTCATCGGCTACATGGTAAAGCGTTAGAAGAGGTTCAAACCTTGCTTGATAAGTCGGCTTAAACAACAAGCCACAAAAAGCCATAGAAGTTCACATTGCTTTTATGTTATCATTATAATAGCAAAAAAGCATACACGATAAAGCCTTGTAGGAGCACCCCTCTCCTGCGAGGCTTTTCTTATGCCTGATTGGAGGTGAATGAAGTGCCGAAGAAACCAAAGCGTCCGTGTTCTTATCCCGGCTGTCCTCGGCTTACTGACGGAAGGTTCTGTGAGGAACATCAAAAGGCTGAAGCCAAACGCTATGAGACCTATGACAGAGACCCGGAAGTTCGTAAACGATACGGCAGAGCTTGGAAAAGAATAAGAGATAGCTATGTGGCGGTGCATCCTATATGTGAACTTTGTG